TAGAAGGGCGCAAGAAACGAGGTGAGCAGGCACCCCCAGTCAGACAGTGTCCTGCTTGTTTTTGTGCTCATCCGCCAGCGCCAGTGTGCCCGGAATGCGGGTATCGGTATCCGCCTCCGAATCGTGGCGGCCCAGCCGAGGTTGACGGTGAGCTGGGGGAGATCGATTCAAGACAGGCTGCTGCATTAGAGAGACTGCAGAAGCAAAAAATATCTATCGCTAAACGTGCAGAACAGGGCAGGGCCAAAACGCTGGAGCAATTGATTGAACTAGGCAAAAGCCGAGACTATAAATATCCGGTAGCATGGGCCAAGAAAATAATGGCATCGCGGCGCTTTTGAGCGAAACCAGCATCCAGCAAGAGATCAGACTGGCGTGCAGTCGCGGCTCTGTAAGACTGTGGAGAAATAACAGTGGGAGCTTGCCGGATCCAAGGACTGGCAGGTATGTGCAGTTTGGTGTGGGCAGCCCTGGTGGGAGTGACCTGATTGGCTATCGGAAGGTGACGATTACGCCAGAGATGGTGGGAATGGAAGTGCCTGTTTTTGCTGCGATTGAGGTCAAGACTGCCAGAGGCAGGGCCACCGAACATCAAAAAGCGTTTATAGAACACATTCGCAACGCAGGGGGCATTGCAGGAATAGCCAGATCCGTTGACGATGCCCAGAATATATTGCTATCATGATGGACGATACGATTGCTCTTGCGATTTTTAGTGGCTTTTGTATCGGCTTAATCGCTTCTTTCTTCTTATGACACCAGCCTTTATCCAGTATTTAAAAGCTCAATACGCAAAAGCGATGCGAATTGCAAAGCAAAAAGAAAAGGCAAAAGAACCCAAATCGGAGGATTAATGCCAGATCTCTATTTTTGCGTGGCATGTGAAAGCGCAGGCCATGTGCGCCAGTACGTTGAGGTGCTTGCCCGATCAGAGAAACAAGCCCTGCACAAAGCTTCACTTGTTTATCCTAACAAAAGCTACAGACTTTTAATCCCTGAACCCATTGTCCGCATACAAGAAACTTACGCATGAAACGCCTAAGGGGCCGCATCGGATACGACACTCCGTCGTCTCATCTTCAAACTGCATACAATTATGAAAGAGTTCGTCTTGAATACTTTCAGAATTCGCCATTTTTTCGCGATGAAGAAATTAGCGCAATTCAGATAGTTCTTCGGATCTACAAGGATCGATTGTTTGAGGAACACGGGGTTTCGGTCGAATGAACTGGACTCAAATCTTGACTGACGCGGGCATTCCAGAGTCACCCGGCAGGCCAGAAGCGGCTCAAATGATGACCTTTGAAGCTGTTTTCAAAAATCACACTGAGGTCATTAAAGCCATGAGCTTTCGAGGCGCTTTGAAAAAACTTAAGGGTCGTTCTAAAGACCTGCAAATGCTTTGCACAGCTGATGAGCAATCAGAAAATTAAGTTTTCAGCTGCACAGTTAGAGCAGCAACTATTTGAAATTTACCATTGGAGACTAAATCCAAAAAAACATGAAAATCCTGATCATCGATACGGAAACGACTGGCTTAGATCCGGCGACTGCAAGCGTGATTGAACTTGGCGCTGTTTTATTTGATGTGGCGCTTCGATCTCCTATTTGCCAGGTGAGTTATCTGTTGCCGTCATTGACCAACGAAGCTGAATTCGTCAATCGAATTGATCCACAGCTCACGATGAAATGTCCAGACCTGACTGGCCCAATGGCTGCCTCTTTCTGGGCGATGGTAGCCGAGGCGGATTATGCTCTTGCGCACAATGCGGCCTTTGATAAAAAATGGTTTGGCGAAGGTGGATGCCTGCCTGCCATGCCTCTGCGCTGGATTTGCAGCATGGAGGATGTTGACTGGCCTCTAAAAACGAAGCGCGGCAGGTTTTCTGTGATGAATTTGTGCGTTGATTATGGGGTGCCTGTTTGGAATGCCCATAGGGCTTTGACCGATTGCATCTATTTAGCTGAGGTGATGAAGCGCGAGCCTCAACTTGAGTCGGTACTGCTCGCTGCTACCCAGGAGAAACACGTTTATGCCAGTCTCCTGCCCTATGCCAGGAGGCAGGAATGCAAAGACGCCGGATTCATTTGGAACGACATTGTTCCTAAGGCATGGGCTAAGCGCATGACTGAAGCCGAGGCTAGCGCCCTGGATTTTGAAACGATCATGGTTCAACAGTAGAAAGTCTGCTATGATTTTCCTTGTAAACAATCTTGCAATTGCCCATGACTGAAAAAATCGTAAAAGTTCGAGCCTTGGCCGCTGTTGACAGCAAGGGCCAATGGTGTGTCTGTGGTTTTAGTGGTGCTTCAGACACCAACTGCGTTAGGTCCGCCACGGCAACCCTTGATACTGATCAGTTCAGAAAATATTGGGTCGAGCTTGAGCTTGGCCTGCCTGAAGAGGTGGTTAGCGAGGAAAACAATGACTGACCACCCACTCACCGACGAAATCTGTAAAAATCTTTCCTTGAGTATTGCGATGAGCATCGCAGCAAAAGATCCAAAACCCTGTATATCCCCAAGGTACATCTCTAATGACATGCGTGCCGCTTATCACAAGGGTTATGACAAAGGTTATGACATTGGCGCTGAACACAGGTTGAAGCAGGTGATGCAATGGCATCTCAATGGGGCTAAAACCTGTCAGACCTTTTAATCACAGAAATCACCCAAACTTTCCACTCAAATTAGATCAATGAACTATCACGATCGCCCTGAGCTTTCATCAAGCATGTTGAAAAAATATGCGAATGGAACACCTCTTGATTTTTGGGCTGCTTATGAAGATCCAAACCGGATGCCTTTTCAGCCGACTGACGCGATGCGCCAAGGAAGTTTGACTGACTGCTTGATCACCGAACCTGACAAGCTGGACACCAAGTATTTAGTTGCGCCTAAATGCGACCGGCGCACTAAGGCTGGAAAAGCCCAATGGGCTGACGCTCAGGAGCTTGCGCGATCTAGGTGTGCAGAGCTGGTCCCTAACGATTGGATGCACACGGCGCAAATGATTGCATCTAAGTTGCAGTCTGATCCAGTCGCTTCAGAGTATCTACAGGGACAAGGCCAAGTTCCTCATTTCTGGCGCGATGCCGATAATGAGGTTGATTGCCGCTATCTGCCTGACTTGGAAGATCCAGAAAACGGCCTCCTGGTTGACCTTAAAAAAACCAAAAATGCGAACCCACGCCTTTTCGCTCGCCAGAGCTACGCGCTTGGTTATGACATTCAAGCCAGCCATTACCAAGAGGGATATAAAGACCGCTATGGGGAATATCCTGAAAAGATTGTGCTTTTAGCGTATGAATGGGTGTTTCCGTTTAATTTCAGCATCAACATCATCACTCCTGAGCTGCTGGAGGTCGGCAGGCAGCGACGAATTGATGCAATCGAGGGAATCCAGGCTTGCCGTGGGGCAAACGAGTGGCCTTCATGGGGCGTTAGCGAAATGGAAGCTCCCAGCTGGGCGAAAGTAGATGATCCGGCGAATTCAAGCGACATCTCGGACTTAGAACTGGAGGGCATCTGATGGACTTTGTTGGAAATTTGATGGACGAGCCTTGGCTCAAGGCTTTCATGTTCCCGTCAAACGGCAGAATGACCCTCACAATAAAAGCCTTGCGCAAGCAGGAGGTCGCCTTTGAAAAGCAAGAGCCAGCGGTTTATATCATCATGTCTTTCGAGGAGATCAAGTCTGAGCTGACCGTTGCAAAGATTAATATGGTCCCAATCATAAAAATGTTTGGAAATGATGTTTCTCGTTGGCCCGGAAAGCGTATAACGTTTTTCGCAACAACTGAGATCATGCCGCACCCCCTACGCAAGAGCGATCCTTGCATCAGAGTTTACGGAAGCCCTGACATTGACGAAGAGATTAGCTGTGAGTGGACTCCTCCCAAGCGAAAAAAAATTACTCAGCTGCTGCGCCCTACAGGGTTGTTCAGATCGGCTTCCGAAAAAATTGACAACGCGGAAAAAGAAGAGCTTGCGCGCATAGAATCTCGCGTTGTCGAACTAAGACAGTCCAATGATCTTAGTGAAGCCGAAGCTTCAAAACTTCTTGCAAAAATCGCGAAGCGCCGCTAGAGTCTTTATGCAATTCAAAACCAAAATGCCCAGCATTGAAGTCTTAAGTGCAACCGACATTCCTGCACGAACCCATCGAGTGCTTCTTACGGAGCCTCTCAGGGAAAAAATCAAAGACTTGACCCCCGACTTGTCTTTGTTTGTTCCATGGCAAGACGAAAAGACAGGCGAGGGGTACAAGCCAACGACTATTTCGCAGGTTGCTGGCACGCTGACTAAGCAGTCTGAAGATTACCGCTATTCAGTCCAATCAGACCCCAAGCGCAACGGCTCTTACATCAAATGTATTTTGAAGAACGATGAGTGATTTCACTGTCTACGGGGCTCTTTTTCACGAGTCTACGGAAAAAAGGAAGGAACGAATGCAGGAAAGATTCGATCCTGGGAAAAACTACCCTAGTTACAACGGGGTAGTCAATATAAAAGCCGCAGATGCTTATGCTCTTGCTGAGTACATCATGAATGGCATCCCCTCCGAAGACAAAGGCGAGATTTTGCTTTCGATTGGCGGGTGGAAGAAAACATCTGAGAAGGGTACTCCGTACCTTTCTCTTCAATTCACTCCACACTGGCAATACAAAGCAAAACCAGCTGATAAAGAGGCTGTCGACGCAGCTGCCAAGCAGCTGGCTACGGCTACTGAAGGAACAGTCCTCTCAGAAGACGACTTCCCGTTTTAAAACTACTGGGCCGCACTGCGGCCTTTCTAATCATGGCAATTTTTAACAGCAAAAGACTCAACAGACCTATTCTTTCGTCCGAGATCCCTAGTCTTGACAAAAAAACAATCTTTGAATTGAATGAAGAAATTTTTGAAACGATTGAATCTATTTCGCAGCAAATAAAAGATGTAAAGCGGTTTGAAAAACAGCATGGCACTCCCCCTGACGCCGAGTGGGAGGCCAGAGCGAAAAAAAAGATTCGGATCTGCAGTCAATTTGCCTTGAAAATTGAAAACGCAGGCTATCATCATCAAACATATAAAGACTCATACGAATTTCATTTGAATCAAATATTAGCTGAAGAACTTGGTCCTTCATTTGAAAAAATAAAAAAAGAAGCTTGTTCACTTGCCACGATGGAAGCTTCAAGCAAGCAGGAGAGTGATTAACAGGAGGACAACTGATGCTTAACTACTATTTCAATAAAGACCTATCCTCAGAATTAGCGTTTGCTAATTTGCTGAACTGCTTAGCCAACGACATTATAAGCGGACGTGTCCGCTTAATTGAAACTGATCACCAAAGGGAAACTGTAACCAGGTTTGGAACTCACGCTGGAACGGCTTACTTAACGGGTCGAGAGACCCTTTTAGTTCATTTTTGTCGTTCATCACAGGAGGACAACTGATGCCAGGCATTATCTTTGAAGGCATCGCCTGCCAACGTTGCGGCACCAATCGTCGCTATGTCGCAAAAAATTACCCCAACGGCAGATGCGTAGAGTGCATGAACCGCTCAGCCCGTAAACACTACGAAACTAAAGTTAAGCCTAGACGCCAACAGCAATGTCAAAAGAATCCAGACGCACAAAGTTCAGATTCAGAGTGGGCGATCGCGTTTCTGAAAAACCTCGGATCTCGATGGGAGTAGCCGTAAAGCGCGAGAATCAGCGCGTTTATCAATCTAGGATTGGAACCGTCACGGAGCTACTTGTGAAATATCGAAAAGACGGGCACCAACGCAAATACCTGATGATTCGATGGGATGGCTCTCAAGCCTCCTCGGAGCACGAGCAGATGAGAATCTGTGCTGCCCAAGAACTGAAAGTCTTAGAGCAAGAGCTGATCGCGAATCACGGTTGAATGGCTGCTGGACGCCACCGGCTCTCGCGCCTGCATGGCTTGGGTCAGGCGATCCAGCTACACCTGAAGACGAGCAGTTCCAAAAAACTGATCACTCAAAATTCTATCATGAACAAAAACGAAATTGGCGTAAAACTAATTGCGCATGGCGTGGATTCCTACTTCAGGCCATGGTATTTTGATGGGAAAATTGTCTTTTGGGGTCCAGTTGAGCAAACAAGGTCAAAAGGTATTGAACAGGCTCAAGCCATAAGAAACTTTCACTTAAAAAACTGATGACCAGTTTTCGCTTTCACGCCGGACGATTACACATCTCGGACAACAGCGGTCAGTGGATGGCGAAAATTAAAGTCGAGGGGGAAGAGCTTGAGATAAAACTTTGCGGCAAGAATGCACAGGCTTCAATACTGGAAGCTGAGCAGCTTTATGCTGATTTGCAAGCATTGTCAACTCCTAGACCTTACTGCTGGCAGTGCATTCACTGGAGCCCCGTAAAATCAGAATGCAGCCTGGGCTTTCCTGAGGGCAAATCAAGTGGAGGAAGATTCGCGAGCCAATGCTCATGCCTATGGATCAAGGATTGATTATGGAAGGGCTTTCTATGTTGAAGCGGTAGGTAAATGCAAATATCGAACCTGCACTCCCGGTGGAGCTATTTGCATTTACTCTGAAAACCTAGATAGAGCAAAATTCTTTCTTGAAAGAATGTCTAATCAAGACTGCCATTGGCTAGCCAATAACTAATTAAGTCCTGCTTTTCTTGCGTCCAAAAACTTTGCTCTGCAAACCATTCTTTCCAATCACGATCTGACTTAGACCCATTGCAAAACTTGCAACAACTTACAAGATTGTTTTTAATACTCATTCCCCCTCCTTTTGATTTTGGAATAACATGATCAAGGGTATCAGCTGGCTTGCCGCAATAAGCGCAAGAGCCATCCCATTCTTCAAATATCTGTTTTCTGAATTTGTGCTTGCTAAGTTTTTTAGGTATCAGATGAGATCCTGCAATTTCATGACCAATATATCCTCCGTTTAAAGGTATAACTTCAAGGTCAAAGTTAACTATTTCTTCTGTCATCTCTTCAATTCTTGAAGCAAAAGCTTCTGCGCACTCTTCTGGTTCTTGCCCGTCCAAAGCCGAAGTTAAAAACATAATTTTTGCGATAGTCAAGTAACGTTTTTCTACTTGATAAGAAAAATCATTTTGCGGCAAGTTTCTTGGACATTTATTCACATCACAGACCCAGCCGGTCTTGCTGTGAGTCATTTGATCAACAGGCAAATATTCCCTGCAAAGCGAACTTCTTCGGCACTGCCTAAATTCACCTTGCAATCGGAATACCCGCTTCAGGCTCTTTTACTGTAGCGGTAGGCAGTGTTTAGCCTTTACTCGCTTGAACACCCAAATCGTTATTGTATCTGCCCGTGATTTTGTAGCTTTGAAGCGGCGCTCCTAGCATCTGCAAAAACACCATTTGCCCTATTAGCAGACCTGGATACAAAGGCAATGGGTGAAAACGCAGCATATTCTTTAGCTCTAGCGTAAGCCTGCCCTCCCAGCCAGGATCAGCAAAACCGGCTAATAAATTTTCATAGCCTTCTCTGGCGCGTGAGCTTTTAAGTTTGAATTCACCTGCAACCTGCGGAGGCAAATCAAAAAATTCTTGAGAAGCAGCAAGGCAAAAGTGCCCAGGGTCCAGCCAGTACGGTCGCTCTTTTGTGCGGTCAGAAATATCTAGCAATTGCAGGTCTTTCGTATCGGCAACTTCGATCATTATCTCGTCCCCTAGCTGCAAATCGTAACTGGCCGGGTTTAGCTGTTCTTTGCGGAATGGCCAAATCAATGGCGGATCGATCTCGCAAGCGGCCTCAATTTTCCAGTCTGGCCAGATCATTCAATAATCCCAACGAACACGCGGACGGCCTTGGCGAATCCCAAGATGAATAAAACCGCGCTTGGCTCCATATCCTAAGCTGTAAGGCCAAATTTCATCGCACCAATCCTGAACTAAATTTATATCCGCGCCTTTGATATAAAAATCAACAGCCCCCACGCTTTTTGCTCCATACAGATGTTCTGAGCCGGATGCGCCACCTACAGATCGATTGATCGCAGGCGGGCGATAGCCAGAAGTGATGATTATGGGGAGCCCGCCAAATCGCTGCCGAACTCGTTCCAGGAAGGCGGCTAGCTCCGCTGCGGTATCAAGTTGATGTTGATGATCGAAGCGCCGTGCCTCTTGGCCAAGAGCGAACTCTCCCAGGGTTATGTGTGGCGTTAGTCTGCTGCTGAATGGTGAATTAACCGTGAGCTTGGCCGCTTCTGGCTCCGGTGTGCTCATATCCCCTGCCCAAAGCCTACCTTCAGCAATGCGCCGCCGCTTTAAGCCTGCCTCAAAAGAGGATCCAGGGTTGCAATACAACAGCATCGCATCAGGCACATGCTCATAATCGCGCTCGCTTAAGCACCGGCTGATTGTCTCAAACCCTGTCCGCCCATAAAAGTATTTCCCTAAGTTATACGCAAACGAAATCAACGCTGATTGTTGATTTTGGTTCATGTCTGACCAGTAGGGTATTGATCCGTTTAAAACGGTGATGATGTGATCAACCGTTTTTTTCAGCAATAAATCCCCTTCATCTCGACTAATTCGATCACCGGGGACGACATCCGTCCCATCAGCCTTTGTCGTATTTCCCCAGCCTATTGTCCAGACTCCTGCAGGGCACAGATAAGCATCATGGTGAAATCCCTCAAAGTGCTGAATCAACTCAACTCCCTTTTGATAGTCGCGCTGTTTACCTGATTGGCTCCAGATCTCAAACCAAAGACGATCCCTACGCATTGCTATGGCATAGTCATTCGTCTTAAGGTCTTCTTCAAGCGCGACAATTGCTGCTTTTTGATGTGGCAATCCTTTGTAATATCTAAAAACCTGCTCAAGAGTTATCGGTTTTTTGTTGGTCATGCCAAGGTGCCCTGATGTGGAGATCGTCGATTTGAATGGGTGGCGGCATTGTCGGCGGCTGAGATTCGTGCCAGCGTTCAGCCTCAGCATCGATCCGAGACTGTAATGTTGCCTCAAACTTGCGACGTTGAATCTCGCGCTTCAATCCCTCAAGCGGCGATCTTGTCGAGAATCTCAGCAACCACCGCCCGTCAGCAGGGATCAGCCCTTTTTTGCCTTGAGGCTGCGGAGTGCGTGAAACACGAGCTGGATGACGCTGTTGTCGCGCAGCGGCGAGAGAGCGATGATCTCAGATGCGGCTGCAATGACAATCCAGGTGATCGGCGAGGCGAGGATTTCTTCGATGTTCATTGGAGGCGTATTACTCTTGCCCTGACTCTAGCGTTTCCTTCCTTCGAGCGATGTAATCCTTTCGCCGTGTTTGTTGAGCCTTGAGTAGATCTCCTTTCGGTCTTCCTTCATGTCCTGATGCAACTCTTCGAGCTTGCCAGCGATCGATTCAACAGCAGATGTGAGCCTGATTACAGCTTCGCGGGATTCTGTGTTGCGCCTGGCGGCACCTGAAAGGGTCATTATCGCCCCAGTGCCGCCGACACCTAGCAATGCGCCGAGAGCAGCTGCTATTAGCTCAATCACGGGTGCATCAACGCCTTCTTATCCAGCGTAGCCAAGCGTAACCCAGTGACTACAGCCGTGCGGATTTGGCTTTACTGGCATATATAGTTCAGAGTAAATCGTAACTCCATGTTCTGCTGAATAGCTGTTTCATTAGCAGCGCCTGTTAGTTTAGCGTCAGATATGCTGTCTACATACAATTCAACATTATTAGTTGAACCGTTAAACATTAGAAAATATTTTTTTTCAGCATACGCAGTAGGGCGCTGGCTGGTGAAAATGCCGCCACTGAAATCAATAACCGAGCCGGTGACGTCTTTAGGGGCAATATCCGCAGGGATTCCCGTTAGAGTGACAGCTCCGGTGGATACACCTATTGTCCCAACAACGATATTCCCAGTCAACAGCACCATGTCGCCAATCCGCCGATAGTAACCATTAGAGCTATCAACGGAATGAGCTGTTCCTCCGATTGAAAGGCCAGGAGTCCAAGTGCCTGCTGATGAATTATCGATTTCAACGCCATCAGTGCCAAACTTTATACTGTTTACAGTTAAATCCCCGGCATAGTTCAAGCTACAAGTTTCACTGCCTTGCCATTGTGCGTTTAAGACAAGCAAAGATTCTGGGGCTTCAGAACCTAAAGTTGTAGCAGTAAACTGAGCGGAACCATAGCCTAAATTGGTCCCAGATTGAACTTGAGAAAGTGCAACACCCCCCAATCCGCCAAACAGAGAAGTAGCAAATTTTCTAGCTATGAAGCTAGCCGTAGATTGTGCGCCGCCTCTTAACTCAAAATTTCCAGATGTTATGTAGCTTGTTCCATTAGGGCTTAGGAAAACACCATTGTTTTGGGATGATAGCAAACGAAGACCCATGTCTTTCACTTCTGGTCGAATTTCGTTGCCATAGGAGTCGCCTAACAAAGCATCATTAGACGGTTTGTATGCTAATGTCCACGGAGCAAAACCACTGGTTGAATAAGTTGGGTTGCAATTGATCGAGTGTATTAAGGGCGACAAATACTCATTGCCTCGACTATCGAAAATCTTCAGAAAAGGCTGATTTGCGTTTTCGACGATTGAAAACTGTGGAAGAGACATGATTTCAGGAAGCGATGAGGGAAAGAATCACCCAAGGCGATGGGCATTCAAATTCAAAAAAGTAATTAACGGAGTTTTCGGTTTTTGTGACTGTTACAGTATCTCTGCCAATGCTAGTAGATCCTGCAGCTTGTGGCTTGTATCCATTAACTGTAGTAATAGTGCCATTTATGGCATCTTTTCTAATCGCTATTGTTACAGTTCCTGTTGATGTATTAGGGTAGTCTTGATTTATTGCATGCACCACATAAGTGCTCGATCCAACTTTAGCCCTGGCTACCAAAGCTAAGTTGTAATTATTACTATTGGTTGTAATCTGTAATGGGCTAACCTGCCATCTAGGATCTTGCCTTGAATCTCTTGTTATGTAATTAACACCCTCGTAGCCTTCTAGCTGAGCCTTGCAGGCTTTGGCAAATCCAGAGAAATTAGCAAATTCAGCAGCGGTAGCGTAAAGTCGCCCTGGCTGATTAAACAAGAAAACATCCCAAGGTAGCTGTAAGATTTGACCATTAGCATAGGCCAAGGCAAAAACTTTCTTGTAACCCTCCAAGCCGCCATCTGTATTAGTAACTTCGAGTATGTATTCAGACGAAATTACTTTTCTGGATCCAGCTTTTTGCCCATTAAGCTCTAACTGAGCCCACTGGTCCTGTGACGATAAATAATCAAACGAGCTAACATCAAAAGCAACAGCTGTAGGAGCCATGTTTTTTGTGTATCCTCCTACGCTAGTTGATGGCGCCAAAGTATTATCAGGCATGGCAATTCTCATTTCATCTAGGAATTTACCTTGTGATGAATACAGGTCAAGCGAACTCATGTCGTCAATAACCACAGCTTGAGCACCTGCGTCTATAGCGCCTTTAGCCCATAGATATGTTCTGTAAATAGCTGTTTCATTGTATGGGTTAATCGTCCAAAGGCCAAACTGCCATGGCTTGTAACCCCGTACAGGGTAAGACGTTGCCGTATTGATAGCACCAGTTACAGGAATAGATGATCCTGCTACAAAATTCTCTCCATCAACAGAAACAGTCTTCAATGCGGTGTCAGGTGGTATCGTGCCTGGACCTAATGCTTGACCAATGTTTGCATCTGATGAATTATTAGTAGCACTAAGGTAAACCCAGTCAATACGATCTGCATGGAAATCACTGGCCGCAGTAAAAGCGGCTGACTGATCAACTGGCTGAGTTACCGCAGATGTACTGCCGTTAAAGCCACTTGCTGCGGCGCCTGGGCTTCTAACGTAAAGATACCTCAAGGATAAATCAGACGCTTTAGGGCAAGTAGTCGCATAAGCAGGAGCAGGTACTATTGAATCAAATGTGACATTAGTAGTTACAGCATTGCCATCGTTCAATCTGCTTTTGGAGTCAATTATTCGTCGATCACCAGAGATTTCTAGTATTCCATAATCATCAAATCTTCCAACAACATCATTAGAGAAGGTGAAAGAACCATTACTAGCAATACTTACCGGTTTCCCTCCTGAGTTGGCGGTGGCATTGTTAAATATAGTTTTATTGTCAGTTGTCCCATCGGGTACGGCGCCAAAGTCTTCAACGCTTACAGTGTCCTTCAGCTTTGATTCAACGGTGCGCTCTACAGCACCAGTGCCAGCTTGTGTAAAGTTTACGCTAGCCGAATTTTCAGTTGTTTCCGCATTGGCGAATTTTTTGACATTACCGTTTGTGTCTTTAGTGTAAATCTCTGCGTCTGCTGCATTGATCGCGAGTTCGCCTACGTCTAGGTCACTTGCCACTGGTGGCGTCCCAGCAGTGGTGCCGTGCTTGTGGATAACTTTGAGCGTCATAGCAATCCAGCGCCGCTGATCAGGGCTAGCCTTTTCATCAAGTCTAGCGTCATGCCTTCAACCATCACCACGTTGAGAGTCCTGCTCGCTTCCATGTGTTTGTAGCAGTGCATACATAGACGTAATCCGCATCCCAGCAGATCTCGCCTGTAACGCCAGTGTCAGTAGCCGAAGTTGGCGTTTTTGCCGTTGAGAGTCTAATGCGATCATCGTCTATCTGTAATAGCGAGTCGCCAGACTGCGACAAAGTGCCTACTAAGATCCTGCTCGAAAAAGAAGCCGAGCCATCGTACTTAAGTTTGGCGACAGTGCTGCCGTCGTACCCAAGATTCAAGGCTACCCTGGAACTGCCAGTTCCTGTGTTATCCGAAGACAAGCTAAGTGCTGCGAAGCCTGTATTTTGTTGAAACTTTCCTTCTGTATTGGTGCCAAGCCCGGAAGTTGCAAAGCGCCTAGCTTGCACTGTTGACGTTGACTGCGTAACACCTGTAAGCGTTACATTGCTAGCAAAAGAAGCCGATCCGGCAGAAATAGAACCCGTGGTAGCAACAGCTTGACTTCCGAAGTTTGGATTGATCTTTGTGCCAGCAATTGCCGCAGAAGCATTGATGTCCTCATTCACGATCGTGCCGTTTTCGATCATGGCGCTGGTCACCGTGCCAGTGTCGCTGGTGGTGACAACCGTGGAATCAAGATAGGCCGCATCGATCGCAGTACCTTCCCACGTACCAGTGGCGATAGTGCCGACGCTGGTCAGGCTGGAGTTGACAACACCGCTGCCAAGGCTCGTGGCATCGAGCACCTTCGTACCAGCAATGCGGAACTCCTTCGCGCTGGCAATATCAATGTGCTCGCTAAAGGTCCAAGCATCCGTAGCGTCGAACCAGTTGATTGTCTTATCCGTGGCACCTTTTAACGTGATGCCGCCACCATCAGCAGTGGTATCGCTTGGGGCGCCAACTACACCAAGCTCGATATTCTTGTCCTCAACAATCAGCGTCTCGGTCTCAATCGTGGTTGTCGTGCCTTCAACAGTTAGATCGCCTTCAACAGTTAGATCGCCGCCGATGGTGCCGTTGCTACTAATATCCAGCGTTCCAGTGACGGCAAGCTCGCTGCCGTCGAACGCCAGCCCAGCGTTATCTTCCAGCTCACCACTGGTGCCAGCTAAAACGACACGACCGCTAGTTAAATCCGAAACTGCTGCGCTAGCTAGCGTGGATTGTCCGGTAACGCCGAGCGTTCCAGATGTAGAAACATTACCAGTGGCATCGGCAACCGTAAAAGCACCGTCCACATCAATGCCGCCGTCCAGGCTGGCCAGACCCGTGACATTCAACGCGCCGTCCAGAGTTGCAATGCCCGTTACATCTAGTGTTCCAGGAATATCGACATCATCAGTCCATTCAACGCCAGTGCCAGCTGCATCGGTCTGAAGAAGTTGGCGAGCAGCGCCGTCCTGCAACTTGGAGACTGGTAGTTCACTGATGGTTGCGGCTCCATCATTAGCCACATCAACATCACCGTTGATGATGCCAACAATCTCACCAACAGTAGTTCGTTTTGTTTGACTTGCGCTACTGTCTGTGACTGGCACGAGGTCAGCAGCAGCAGGCGGGGCAAGAGCCGTTAACTCGGAAATCTTGACGTTGGCCATGCGCTAATAGTGCAGCCGCTTTATAAAAACAGTCTAACCTTCGCGCAGCTGCACGTCTCGCACAGTGACAAAGTTGGCTGAACCGGTAATGATGTCCGCTGCCCTGACGCTGACAGCACTGCTCGTTAACATCACCTGAGCTTGATAATACAGATCGCCTGGCTCCAACCCGTTGGTGTAGCTATCTCGGTTTAATACATTGCCGTCAATCATCCAAAACTGAGCTTCGGCTTCAGACTGTTCATTTGTATTCAAAAGCAAGCGCAGCAAATTACTGGTTCCGACAGTTGCTAAGGCTTGAGCTGACCAAACCGCGATCTCATTGCGTGGCGTAATATCTGCGTTGTCATAGGCGGTCACACCCGCATCTAAGCTCGAATCGTTGTAGTTCGGGCCGTAGTCTGCAATACTGCCAGCAGTGCCAACAATATCCGCATTGCTGTAAGTTATGTTTTGGTCTACGTTAACAAAGCAGCGAGCATTCGCGTATTGGCTTTGATTAATAATTGCTGTGTTACGAGTGTCGTTTGCCTCGCGCTCAACCAAGAAATCAAACGAACCACCGCCTTGTATTAGTGATTTAACACCATCAAAAAACTTGTCACCAAGACCAGTAGTGTCGATTTCATTTGAATTTAAACTTAAATCCCATCCTTGCAAACATGCTTCTAGCTTCCACTCATTAACCAAACGCAGTTCAATCGGAGCGGTCGGGTCCAGCGTAAAGTCAGATTGATCAATGTCATCGCGTGTTACGTCGTTCGCGCCAGCCAGTGCTGCAGCACGAGTCCGGTAAAACGACAGACGATTTAGTACATCGACATGCACGTACAACCGATTGCGGTATGGCGTTGCATCTACATCCGCCGGTTGAACAGCGATAACATCACCACTCTCCGTAGTCAACGCATCGTTATCTTCAGTCGCCAACCACCGATATGGCCGCAACAACTCTGACGGATATGCAGTGCTGTATCCAACAAGTTCAGGATAGTCTTGGTAGTCGTAGACGTTGGCGTAGGTCGGGATTAGCGGTGGATCCGTTAGGTCTACATTTGGCCAGTTATCAATACTCGCAACCTCAACTAGGTCACCACTGCGGAAGCCTGTTGTCGTCAGCGAAATAATATTTTTGTCTTGATTAAGCGCAGTAATATCAACCGCAACGGGCGTAGGTGCGGAACGGTTAAAGACGACTTTGCCAAACGTGCCGAGGACCGCCATTACGTTGAGGAGATAGTTAGGTCACCAGTAAACGTAAATGCAACATTTGTGCTTGTAACGTCACCAACAGTCACGGTTGAACCAACACTGGTAATCAACACACTGCCTGAAATCGTCTTACCTGTGGTTAGCGTCAGCGTTGCGGTGATGCTACCTTGCGAATCAGTATTGATTTTGGCGTAAACATCATCAAGCAGACTGTTTTCATAGAGCAAAGTTGCACTACCTGATGCACCACGCAACCCCGTCACATACGCCCGGCTCGATTCACCTAAGTTTGTGGTCTCCAGTGTGTCGCGTGAAATATCAATGCTTGCATCACGAACTACCACCGTCGAGTCGAGTCCGGTGATCGCAAAGTTGCCTGTAGTGCTGGTAACTGTCATTTTGTACTCCTGTTAGCTCATTCTAAGCTCTGCTGTCAGTTCAACAGTGACATTAGAGCGACCTGGGGCAACGCTTTCAACTTGTGGCGATAACCCTTCGCTAAAAGACCACAGTAAACCGGCCCCTGTTGCACTGGCATTCAACCAGCTTTGCAATGTTGCATCCGCTCCAGCAAATATCTGCGTCGGTAGCGTCAAGCTATCGACCGAACCTTTCGCGCTGTTGTACGCGCTGAGGATTGCTGCTGTGTTGGTGTCGTTAATGTTGCCAAATGTCAGGCTGAGTTTTGCTTGGCTGGGCCTGCTGCCCCAGAGCCTGCGGGTGATCACGCCGGATTGAGAAGTCTGCGTTTTAGTGGGCCATGTTGGTGCAACAAAACTGCGTCTTGTTGGTGTGATGCTGGGGAACGTCGTTGCCATCAGTCTTGAATGCTCCAGTTTCCAGCGGTATCGAAACCATCGGCTAGCTCCAAAATATCTGAGCTGTTGGTTGGCATATGTACTGCTTCAATTGTAAACGTGCCCTCTTCAGTTGGCGTTATGCGCTCAATCTGATAAGTGCGAACCTGCGTGCTCGGCAACTTAACCGTGAATACAATTCCTGTAGGTGTTGCTGTCTTGCCGCTGTTGCTAACAGCCAGCGTAGTGTCCGCTGGTGTTGTATCGGCGTCACCGTTCCAAGAGATTACGGTATAGGAACCATCAGCTAATGATTTTGTACTGACCAGTGCCCCTTCGGGTGTGACGACACCGTTGTTGAACTCATCGTATTCAGTAGCGTCCATGCCCACCTTGATGTAATCCCCCGGTGCCATTGCCATCAACACGCCTTCATGTGTTGTGGTGAAACTGATGGTGTGCGTTGGGATCCGGCGCATCCTGATCACGAATTTGGCAGCATCAACCGCATGGTCGCGATTGGTGCAGTAGTCAGACATATCGATGGTTTCGAGCGCAACACTGGAGCTGGCGGATGATTCACGCACCAACACTTCGCGAACGGTTGGGAACATCCCTGGGTTGTCCAGGTTTGTGCTGGCACGCTCCTCGCGATAGCGCACAGACACTTGAATAGGGTCACGCTCTTCAGGATCAAAATACTGAAGTTTGAAGCTATTTTCGACAATGTTGCCTGCAGTAAACAAGCCCGTAATTGCCACAGCATCGAATTGCAGGGCTGGACGCAGGAAGAACTTGCCGTCAGACTCGCCAAATATCAACAGATGCGTTGCAGCAACATCAGCGCACCATTGCCGGATGTTGACCTTGTCAGCAATTACGCCATCAAAGAAATATTTACGGGAGTAACACCAATTAGCTGCAGCAGTGAACTCAGTGAAGTTCACCATGTCGTCAGTAATTAAATCGCCTCTCCCGTAGGTGCTGTTGGTCATTAAGTCCAACACAATGTCTGGGAGTAAATGCGTTGCTCCAACGGCCAAGCTGCTACGCAGTTGACGG